CCGTAACTCCCGCCGCAGGCCTAGGAGTTTAGCTCAGTTGGTAGAGCATCGGTCTCCAAAACCGAGGGTCGTGGGTTCGAGTCCCCCAACTCCTGCCAAGCCTTTTCAACACCTTAGACCATGTTCCGGGTGGAACGGTTTTGGGCAGTTGGGGGCTTAGTTGGGAACTTTTGTTCCGGCTTCGTGCGCCTCCCTCTTCATAAGTGCCGATTCTGCCATGCGGGAGTCCCGGCTGAGGTAATGCGCGTCAAGGATTGCCCCCACGTCCTTCAGGCTATGCCCTGTGAAGGTGGCAATCTCAGCTTCGGTACATGCGCCAAGCGCAAACCGGGTCACGGCAGTTCCGCGAAGGTCGTGGAAAGTCAGCCCTGTCACTTTCGCCTTGGCGACAATCTTGCCCCATGACGTGCGGAAACCGTCAGAAGTCCAAGGCGTGCCGTTCGTCGTGGTCAAGATGGTCACGGCGGTCTTGGCCTTGGCGGCGTTGTCCAGCGCGGTCTTCAGGTCGCCCCCGACGGGGATGTTGACCCGCCGTCCGCCCTTGCTCTGCTTCAGGCGGATGTTCTGGCCGTCATATGCCGTCCACGTCAGGCGCAACAGGTCGCCTTGCCGCTGGCCCGTCCAAACTGCCAAGAGGAAGGCAAGCCACAGGTGCGGCGGTGCCACGGCCTTCAGGGCGGCTTCATCTTCGGTCAGCCAGATCGACTCGGCACGTTGCGAACGGTAGAGCTTGCCCGGCCTTTCGCACGGGTTGGACAGGATCAGGCCCCGGTCATTCGCCCACGCCATGATCGCTGCGAAGGTGGAAAAGGTATAGTCGGCTTGCCGCCGCGACTTGATTGCCAGCTTGTCGCGCCATGCCAGAAACTCAGACCGGGTGCGACGGTCGGGCAGGGCGGCAAGGGGGAAGTCGCCAAATTCGGCTTCGATTTGCTTGATCTGGCGAACGTAGTCCTTGCGGGTCCGGGGGGCCAGATCGGTGAATTTCGGGGAAGCCTGATAGGCGTTCAAGACGGCCTGAAGCGTTCCGCTAGGCTCTTGGACCTTCTTTGCCACGGCCTCATTGAAGGCCGCGATAAACTCAGGGTCGCCCGGCTTTCCGGGCAGGCGGGGGCCGCCCTTCCACGCATAGTAATAGGTCACGCTGGAACCGTCGGCCAAGCGTTTGGTGATCCGGTTGATACCCTTCAGATTAACCCGCATGTTTCGCTTTCCACTGGTCAAAGGGCGTGCCGGGTGCCGACTCGGTGCCGTCGGCAATGATAACCCGGATAGTGCCATCCGGCGCAACTTCGACTTTCCCTATGGCCAGCCCGGCGGCTTGGGCAGCCTTCACCGCCCTTGCCACATCGGTTTGCCGGAATGTCGAAGGACGCCGGGTCATGGTCTTAGAACGTCCCGTTCAAGCGGACAGTCACGGTGCCCGACGGGTTCGCCGCCGCCACAACGGCCACGCCGATCTTGGTGTTGCCGCTGGTGGTGCTGGTCATCAGATTGGCGGTATTGTCCCAATAAACGGCGGCCCCGACGGCAAAAACGTCGGTGCTGACCTTGGGCAGATCGAAGACTCCGACGGTCACAATGTCCACGTCAGCGCCGGACAGGGCGTCACCAGAGGCAACGCCTACGATAAGGCCGGACTTCAGGAAGGCCCCGCTAGTCACGTCATAGGGGGCCGCAATGGTCAGGTTTTCACCCTTCTGGACATAGTTCTTCATGGTCAGATTCCTTTCGACGTTCTGAAGACAATGGTGGAAGCGGGGCGTCTGGACGCCGCCGCGATTTGGGAGTCGATCATGGCCAGCGCGGAGCGCATTTCGGCCATGCTGGCATAGGTGACTGCTTCCCCGTTCTGGTCGCGGAAGTTCAGCACGCCCCCCGCAATGGCCATGAAGAGGCTATCGCGGGCAGCAACCAGTTCGGGAAGCGAAAGGGCCATTACTCAGGCCCCCGGATTCAGGTAAGCGCCGCGCCAATCGACAGCGCCGCAACCGAAGTCCAGCACAACGCGGAACTCCATCCCCAGCACGTCCCAGCCTTCACGGCTGGCCATTTGCGGGCCTTGGGCCGAAGACAAATAGGCGTATTCCAGCACGGGCAGAACCGCCGGGTCAGCGAAGATGTAGTAGCGGTCATCGGTGATTCGCGGTTCAACCAAGAGGGTCAGCTTGCCGCTGAAGGGGTTCACGTCGGCAAGGGTCGCGGCGTAGATCGAAGCCAAAACCTGTTCCGCCAGAGTTTCAGACTCAGGCCCCACGACAAGGAAGCGGGGCGTCGCATTGATCGGCGTCACGCCGTCCAGAGCCTTCATGCCGCGCATGGCCTTGCGGGCCGCGTCCAGCGCCGCCACGTCCAAGGCGGCCCCGGCGGCGGTGTTGCCGTGGGTCGCATGGAACAGCGCAACGCCGTCTTCGCCCATGACCGGGTTGGACAGCAGCAGATTCAGCAACAGGTTGGCTTCGGTTTCAGCCGCCATGCGGCCCGCCGTCGCGCCCCAATCGCGGAAGGCCCCCAGATCGTCATTGATCAGGGCCTTGCGGCTGATAGCGAATTGCGTGGCGTAGGTGTCCAGCGAATAGGACTCCTTGGCTTCGCCCCGCGTGGTCGATTTGATCTCGCCCGACTCGCTGACCTTTTCCAGAAGACCCACGTCGGACAGCTTCAGGCGCGTTCCGGCCCGGAAGTCGGGCAGCGTCGCTTGGCGGGCCAAGGTGGTCTTGATCGGGCTTTGCGCGGCCTGATAGGCCCCGATCAGAGTCCGGTTGCCGGTGCTGGTCAGCAGGTTCGGGAAGTCGCTGGTCGTGTGCATCGCGGCCCGGAAAAGCTGGTCAGCGTCCATGCCCCGCGTGCTGGTGCCCGTCGCTTCCACGGCGGCCCGCGCATGGTCACGCAAGGAGTCGGCCATATAGGGCGCGGCTTCCGGCTTGGGGGCCGTGCCAGAGACACGGGCAAAGAGGGCTTCGGCCCGGCGGGCCAGGACGGTCGCAGGGTCGTCTTGCGTGGCCACGGTGCGAATCCGGGGCGTCTGGCGGGCGCGGGTCTGAAGGGCTTCAGCCGCCGCCGCCCGCGCTTGGGTGCGGATTTCGTCGTCAGTCAGTTCTTCGCCCGCCTCTTCCATGCGGGTCGCCCATTCGTCGGGCAGATCATGGGCCGCCACCAAACGCTGAATCAGCGTGGCGCGGGTTTCGTCTTGAATATCCTTGGGCATGTGATTGCTCCTGAAGGTTGCGCCGGGGTCGGCAGGGATAGGGACGGCAGAGACCTCAGAGATTGCCCAAGCCGCCGCCGTCCGAACGCGGGCCTTGGTGATAGGGTCGGCAGAGTCAGCCCAGCGGGTGACGCGATAGCCGATGGAAACGCCCTTCAGCGTGCCTTCCTGAATCCGGGTGATGATCGGCGCGGCGTCGCTTGCGCCCGAAAGCCGGATGGTGGCCACAAGGGCTTCGCCTTCCATGCGATAGGCGGCAATCGTGCCGATCACGTCGCGGGCAGAGCCTTGGCGGTGCCCGTCCAGAACCGGCGAACCGACAAGGCCCGACAGGTTCAGCCCGGCGGGGTCAAGGCGTTCGGTGTAGATGCCACGGGCGTCGCGGCGGGCAACGGGCGCAAAGGTGCTGATCACGGCTTCCACGGTCATCGCATCGGCGTTGAACGTGTCGGGCGTAAAAGGCAGCCCGGCGGGTCATCAGGTCATCAAGCGGCATTGGTGCCCCCTTTCGGTTTGAAGGTGTCGGCGGCAATTTCGGCGTCTAGGTCTTCAACAGCCCAGCCCCGCGCGGCCACCAGCTTGCGACGGCTGGTCAGCCCGGCGTTCATTTCGGCCACGTCGGCTTGAACCTGTTTCATAGGGTCAACCTGCATGAAGGCCGGGGGTAGCCATTCGCAGGCCAGATAATCGCGGGGGTTCGCCTCAAAATCCGGGGCCGCCAGATCACCTGTCAAAAGAGTCCAGGTGGTGACTTGCCGCCAGATCGGGCGAAGCAACTGCGGCACAAGAATCCCGTATTGGATTTGCTCCACACGCTGCCGGAACGGCAGCAGCCCCGCCCGCAAGCTGGAATAGTTCGCCCCCGACAGATCGCCCGACAGAAGGTGTTCGGGCAGCCCAAGGCCAGCGGCAAGCTGTTGCAGGTTCAGGCGAAGGAAGGCGGCAACCTCTTGCGTCTGCGAAGGCGTGTTGAACTTCACGTCAATGCCGGTCGGCAAACGCTTCAGGGTGCCCGGTTCAAGACCGGACTCCAAGATTCCGCCAGCCTCTTCGCCTGTGTAGGGGTCGCCCGCCGTGCCGTTCTGGTCCACAAGGAAGCCTGCGTGCATGGCGGCAATCTTCACGCCCAAAAGCAGAGCGTCGCACAACTGGTCAAACTCAGAAGCGGGCAGGATGATCGGGGCAAGCCAAGACACGCCCCGAACCTGACCAGCGGCCAGCGGCTTGAAGACGTGCAAAATCTGATCAGCCGGGATGCGAACCGGCGGGGCATAGGTGGCAAACTGGTCATGGGGCCGCGACGGCAAGACATGATAGGCCACGCGGCGGCCTTCCCCGTCAAATTCCACGCCCTGAACGATGACGGCCCCGCCCGACAGTTCGCGGGTCATGGACTCGTCAACAAGTTCGGGCGGCAAGAGGCGAAGGCGCGGCCCCTCTTCGGTCGTGATGACCTGAAGGAAGGCTTCGCCGTCAATCACCAGCCCCCGCGCAATATCGGCCTGCATCCCGTTGAAGTCGGTTCGGCCATCGGAGTCGGCTTCCTCTGTCCAGAGGTTCCAAGCCGTCACCAGAGCCTTGCGCGTCGCGGCGTCGGGATGTTTTGGAGTCGGCGTGATGCCCGGCCCGACAAGCGCCCCGGCCCAATTGGCCACGGCTTGCGCCAACCAAGGATTGTTGACGGCAAGGTAACGAGCACGGCTGCGAACGCTTGCCCCGGCCCCTGCGACCTCACTGTTAATCCGGTAGAAACTGCCCATGCCGGAAGCCCGCCGCCCGCGCCCGTTCGCGTCAAAGCTGCGAGCGGCGGTTGCCGGGGCAGCCGTCCGGCGGAACAGGTTCAGAAGGGGCGTCGGCAAGCGCATATCAAGCCACCAGCGGCTTCAAGATCGTATGCAGGGGCAAGCCGATGCAGATCAGCGAAGGCGAAACCGGGCTTTCGAAGGGTTCGGCGCTGTCGCTGATCCAGCCGCCGAGGCTCGTTTCGCCTTCGTCGCCGGGCCATTCCGACACGCTCAGTTGCAGATACATCTTGGCTTTGGGATCGGCCTTCAAGCGGCTGATCGCCAGCGCAATGCCGTCGGAAGGCTCCACAATGCCCGCCTTGCGGGCCGCCGGGTTGACGACTTCGCAGGCGCGGCCCGCCTGCCGCAAGAGAGGCATTTCAAGGCCCATCATCGCCAGCGTGTGAAGGATCATGGCGCGGGCAACACCAGCGTCATCAAACAGGACGGGGGCGGTCAGGCCGCTGCCACCCCGGACGGGCGATACCAGCGCCCCTTCCCGAATCTGCGCCCGCAGTTGGCGAGCGTGATACGTTTCGGAAAGGTCCGTGACCTTCGCCAGTTGTTTGGCAAGGTCTCCGACAGTCAAGTTGTAGGTCATGGGAATCCCCTTGTGGTCTCTCTCTTGTCCGTCAAAGTGCCAGCTTATCTTTTACTTGTCAAGCTGAAGCGTTTGATGTAGAGATTCGTTTGTCGGAGTGATCGCCGACGTTCTCCAAGGGGCAGGCGGTTTTCTGACGGTGGCCGCCTGCCCTGAATAGAGTTTCGGCCTGTTGCTATGTCAGGGGGCAGGCCGATCAGGGGGCGGCGGCGGGGTTCTCCGCCCTCTGGGTCGCCGCCCCCACCAAGATTTGAGATTCGGCCTGTAGGGGTGTTCATGCCACCTGAGAGGCGGGCCGATAGGGGGCGCGGTTGGTCCCAAGCCTATACACCGCGCCCCCGCACTTCCCCAGAGCCTGAACAGACTGTTTCCAATCCGCAAGTTGAACGCTTGTCCCGAAACCCCATTTGCGCATGCCCCAGCAAAGGAAGCTCCATGACAGCACAAGTCCTTGCTTTCCCCATTTCTGAGAAAGCACGCCGCGAAAAAGCTTTGGCCACAAGGCGGGCCTACTACGCCGCGAATCGTGAAACGATCCTTGCGAAGAAACGCGCCAAGTATGCCGAAAACCCCGAACAGGTGTTGGGAACTCAGCGGGAACGTCGTAGGATGCGAAACATCGAAAATATGACGGTTTGGCTTGCGTCCGACGAATGCGCGAAGACCTTTGCCGAAATTGACCAGACGCTTCGCGGTTTGCGCCCTCGGCTGGTCGTGAACACTCTACAGAATGAGGACGCCAAATGACTGACCCGTTGAAAGAGGCCCGTGAACAAGGATTGGCCGCAGGCGTCCAGATCATCGCTGACTTGGTGCGAACGCGCGACTTGGACCAATGTGTAAGTCAAATTCGGCTGGCCGCCGCCAATGACAGCAAGTTCAACTGGCACCTTCTGGAAGCCATCGCTTCCTTAGCCGCGCTTGGTTCGGAATTAACTGACACCAATACCAAGTAGACCTAGTTTGGCGGGCAGATACATGGCGTGGGGTAATGCTTAGGCTGCGCCAGCGCATCTGATAGCCGCGCATAATCCGCGAACTGAATCAGCGCCTGAAGGGTTCCTTTGCGGCTGCAATGACGGTTTGCCAAAAAGGGTTTGGGTCTCTAATCCGATTCGTTAGCACAATGACAAGGGCGTCGATCTTGTCGCGTTCTTCAAAGAGCTTCTTTGTCGGTTCAGTTATTGAGGGGGTCGCCTGCACGACCTTCCGAATGTCTTTGAAAAAGGCTCTGATAGCCTCTGCCCCATATTCCGCCGGATACACGGTAAGCTGATTTGATTTGTTTGTTTCCTGCGCCAGTTCCATACCAAAACCAATGTCATCCTTGCAGATCAGATCAGCGAACTTATTGAATTTTTCATCGTCCCAAAGCAGGAGTCGGTTGGCATGAAACGCGTGATAGCGCATTCCATTCTTTGATTTATGCTCACCCTTAAACGTCTCACTAAATTTGCTCGTGATCATCGGAACCATGTCCCTTTCAACCGCAGTCTTCCATGCGTGTGCAGCCATCAGGTAGCTTTCTTCGGTATCTTTTGCCCTCTTGGCGAAAAATGCAGGAAGTAGCTGAAGAGAACCATTGTCAGCCATTTCCTTGACCGGCAGCGCATAGTCGTTATTTCTATTGCGCCATGCCGTATATTGTTTCGGAATATCGCCGTCCACACGATCTGATAGTTCTTTGAAGTGCGAAAAGAGTTTCTGATAGATTTCCCGCAGCGCAGCGCGGTCTGCGCTATCCTTCCCGGTTCGGATTCCCATCAAATATATGATGACTGCAAGAAAGCCGCTTCCAATCGTTAGGGCCAAAACCTGCCACGACAGAATGAAGGAAAGCAGCCAAGAAAGAAAATCCATGTAAGCCCCTACCTGTTCAACCACGCCGATTTGATCACGGTAGCGGGTTTCTTCGGCAAGGTCACGCTGGCCAGTTCCTCTTCCCGCCTGTCTAAGTTCATCCCGATCAACTGTCGAGCCGCCAAGGCGTAAACCGTGGCGTCAAGTGTCTCTGCTCGCTTCCCGGCGATACGTTCAAACCGCCGCACGGGCTGGCCTTTGAAGTATTTCACCACGCGGCGTTCGCTTGTTAGCTGTTCAAAATAGATCGGTTCCAGATCGGCAGAGAACCGGAAAGCATTGCCACGGGCAAGGCGGTTGAAGAGTTGGGCCTTGATCGCGTCCACCCCCACAATGAAGAGCGGTGCGCCTTTCGTGGAAGACCGGGCAAGGAAGGGCCGCGACATTCCCCCCACGCCCTTGCCGCTGACCACCCTGCGGGCAAACCTAGACCGGGTGAAGCCATGCACAAGGTCAGCGTGCCCTCCATCGCCCGAGTCTATCACGCAAGCGTCGCAGGTCAGAATCCCGCCCGCCGGGTGCCGCCAGATCGTCTTCAGGGCCGAGTCCAGGTCGGCCCAAGTCAGGTCGGAATCCACTGGCCCCCAGATGACATGATGCGACAGCACAAAGACTGACTCGCCTTTTCCGTGGCCAAGGAAGACCAGTTCAAGCCGATCATCTTGGCAGTCCACCCCGGCGCTGATCAATAGCACTTCCGGCGGGATACGGTCGGGCAGCCCGAACGGTTCCCGCTTGGCGGCCAATTCGTGTTCGTCCAGATCGTCTAGAGCTTCCCGCCACGCTTCGCCCAAGACCAGATTCACAAAGGTCTGAAGCGTGGCCGGGCTATCCTTGGCGCGGGTGAACTCAGCGGCCAAGATGCCCCAAGAGGCGTTCGCATGGGGGCTGACAAGGGCGTTGATCCTGAAGCCTGCATGGCCCTTTACATGGGGCATAGTGGCCCGCCAGCGGCCTTGCGCGACGGCGGCGGCCTTGTGCCGTTCGGCCACCAGAGCCTTGCAGGCAGGGCAGCGCCAAGCGGCCTCTTCCGGCTTGCCTTCAGGCCACGTTATTGTCCCCCAAGTCACTTCCGAAAAACTGCCGCAATCCGGGCACGGGATTTCAAAGACTCGTTGATCGGACTCGGCATACAGGCGGCTGACAGGTCCGAAGTCGAAAACGGGCGTGCTGCCCGCCAGAATCTTCCGGTCAGGGAACGCAAGCGTTCTCATGGTGGCAAGGGCTATCGGGTCGCCTTCCTGCCCGATTTCAAACCCGTCGATTTCGTCAAGGCAGAGAATCTTGGCGTTGTGCCGCCGCAGGTTGCGGGGGCTTTTTGCGGCCACCAGTTTGAGGCTGCCCCCCGGATAGCGTTTCGACATGAGGGTTGACCGGCCCGTTTCGTCGGCTTCGGCGTCCAGAAGGCCACGCAGGGCCGGGCTGGCCTCAAACGTCCCTTCGATGTCGCCCACGGCATAGTCGCGGCAATCGTCTTGCGTCGGCAGAACGGCCAAGATCGGGCAAGGCTGATTGGCGACGTAGTTGGCAATGACGGCGGTCAACAGGCTGGTGTAGCCGATGCGGGCTGACTTCTGGACGGTGATCCGGCTGATTTCGGGGTCGTCAATCGCGTCGCAAATGCCCCGCTGATAGGACCAGAGCCGGACCTTGCCGGGCAGTGCTGACACGGTGGCGGGGAAGTGGATATTGGCTTCAATCCAGTTGGCCAGCGGCAAGACGGGCGGCGGCTTCAGGGCGGCTAAGGCGCGGCGGCGGGTTGCGGTCAGGGCGTCACTCATTGGCCAGTTCCTCCAAGACGGCCCGGACTTCGGAGTCTAAGGTCTTCACGTCATGCGGGGTCAGATGCCCAAGTCGGGCGGCGGCCCGAGACGGCAGGGCCAGCAAGGCCGCCCGAACATCGCGCAAGATGCCAGCCCATTCGCGTTCCACGTCGGACAGGGCGGCCAATTGGCCACGGGCGCGGGCATTGGCAGCTTCCACCTTTTCGGCATTGGCGCGGGCCAGCCTGATCTTTTCGGCGTTTAGTTCGGGGTTGCTGGCCAAGGCGCTGCCCGTGGTCTTCAGCCGCAGGTTTTCGACATAGCCTCGGATAGCGGCTTGCAGATCGAAGCGCCCATCTTCGCGGCGGGGGATGCGGCCTTCACGGGCAAGGGCACTGACACGGGGGGCAGCGAGATTCAGCCAGTGCCCAAGTTCGGCTGCTGACACCCCGCCGGACTCGGGGATGCCAACAAGAGAGTCAATTTCGGCAAGTTCTTTTGCATCAATGTCCGGCATTGCGTCCTACTTTCCCAACTGCTTTTTGCGATATTCTATGTCGTCGCGCAGCTTCTTCATTGGATGCCATTTGGCCGTGCCGGGGAATTTCACTTCCCAGTAGAGCCATCCGTTGAGGCTCGTTTTCGTCCCTTCTTTGGTAATCCCAAGGTCGGAGGCCGCTGCGGAAAGTGCCGAGTATTCCTTGCCATCGACTACCAGTTTACCGTTTAGAAATTTGCCAAGGTAAACTTGAGTGCCGCGCTGATAGGTCATTCTGGCGTCAGAACCGTGCAAGATGGTGACGCCGTCTTCAACAAAGGGAAGCCCGTCATCAGAGGTAAAGTTTGCCTCGGGCTGTGGCTGCGGGGCGGGAAGTTTCAAGAGCCTTCGAAGAACAACAAATTCCGGCTCACTGAAGCTCGTCCGTTCAGTTTCGATCATCTTGTGAATGTCGAAGTCGATTTCGATGGTCCGAAGTTGCATGTGATTCCTCCATGTCAGGTTGGAGGCCAACATCTACTCTACTCCTTCTACTATGTAAAGTTGTTTATAGGAGTAGAGTTTTTTCTGGACCGGGTTCCCGATTTCCATTTTCATGTTGGGGGCTGATAGGTCGCGGCTCCGCGTCCCCGCGTGGCAGCCTTCTGGCTAGGACCCTCACAGGAACAACGGTAACGGCAGGAACGGTGCGGCACTGGACTCGGTGAACAGGGTGAACGGGGTGAACCCACTTCCCTATATATGCCCCCACGCGCCCGGCCCGCCTGCCCATGCTGGTGCTACCGGCAATCCCTCTATCCCCCAGCCTTCTATTAGAAACAGGGTTCACCCTATTCACCGCCTCATAACAGACTGATTTCAAGCCGCTTTTCGGTGAACCCCTAGGGTTCACCAAGGGTTCACCCCCGTTCACCACTTGCCTGTTCATTGCACGGGCCTCTTCCACACGTTGCCGCGCTTCGTGTGGCCCTTCACCCAACCCAGCCCCTTCAGCACATTGGCAACCCGTTGACCTACGGGCTGAGTCTGTTGGGCGCTGGTCAGGCCCAGCCCATCCGCCATGACCTCCGAAAGGGTCACTTCAGCCCGGACTTCGCCCGGCCCGTCAAAGTCGCTTTCAGGCTTGTCCAGCCACGCCGCAACGTCTTCAGCCCAGCTATCCACCACGCGGGCCGCGTCTTGCATCGGGCGGGCATGGGCCTCTTCAAACGCAGCTTCCATCCACCACTGTTCCCCAGCCCGATAGGCAGCCACGGCTTCCGCAAAAAGCTGGTCACGTTCGGCGGCCAGCCCGGCCAGATCAATCTTGCTGACATGCACGGGCCAGAAGCGGCGGCCCCCCGTCGCGTCACGCAAGAACTCGTCATCGTTCGTGGTGCCAACAAAGACGTTCTGCCGGGGGAAGGACTCGGTGCGCTTGCCATAGGCCACGCGGAAGCGGTCAACCGTGCCCGTCAGGAAGGCTTTCAGATCTTCGGCTTCGCTCTTCCGCGACGGGGCCAGTTCCGCCAGTTCGGCCAGCCACACGCCCTGAAGGTGTTCCATCACATCCTTGCCGCCCGTGATCGCGGGCAGCGTGTCGGTGAAGTATGCCGCCCCCGCCAGAAGGCGACAGAGGGCAGACTTGCCCGCGCCCTGCGGCCCGATCAAGACAAGCGTATGGTCAGCCTTGCAGCCGGGCTGCATGACACGGGCCACCATTTGAATCAGAAACTTGCGCCCGACGGCCCGCGTGTAGGGCGTGTCTTCGGCCCCGGCGAAGCGCACCAGCCAAGAGTCCAGCCGCTGCCCACCGTCATGGGCCAGCCCGTTCAGCGCGTCCCTGACAGGGTGAAACCGCCTATGCCGGGCGACAGTCAAGACCGCGCCGTCCACCAGTTCCTTGCCGATGCTCTTCAAGCCCAAGCGTTCAAGGTGGGCGCGGGTCAAGACAAGGGTGGCGTCGGTCACTTCCCCGCCGCGCCATTCGTCACGGTGAGTCATCTGGTTGTGGGCCAGATCAGGCAGGATGGAGTCGACGTTCCTGCCCAGATAGAAAATGGCGTTGTGCTGGTTATTGATAGGCTTGTCGCCCTGCATCATCGGTGCGCCGAAGTCGTCATGGGCCAAGGTCAGGGTGGCAGAGCCTTCCGTTTCCGGCTGTTCGCCGTTCGGTTGTTGAAACTGCCAGACAAGATCAAAGTCAGAATTGGCCTCTTCCACCGCCTCTATGCGGCGAAGTTCGATCACGGTTTCATCCCGCCAACCGTGGCGTTCGGCTTCAAGGATGATTGCCCAGACGGTCGCGCGTTCGCCGTCATAGGTGCCTTCGCGGTTCCACTTGTCTTCGGCCAAGTGGTAGTCATATCCGCCCCAGCCATCCGACCATTCGTGCCAGACCTCGTTGCCCGCTTCAGAGCCGCCCGTTTCGTCATAGATGATCCGGGCCACCTTGAACCACGCCAGATCGGTTCCGAACGCCTCTTCACGGGCCGCAATCGGAATAGCCATCAAGGCGCTTCGCAGGACAGCCAAGGGCAGGCTAGACGGGCTCGCCGTGTCGTCACCAGCCCCGGACCTGACTCGCGCCTGCATGGGCAGCGCAGCGGGCCACGGCGCAAGCCCGGCAATCTTGCGGGCCTCTCCGTCCAGATCGGCCAAGCCCCCCTTCAGGAAGGAATAGCGCCCCTTGGCGTTGACGGCCCCCGGTGCGACCACAAAGCCACGATCCGCCCGCACGTCCACGCCTGCCAGCCCATCTTTTTCTTGGCCAACAGAACAGCGCAGGCCGGGCTTGCGGGCGAAGTAAAGATGCCAGCCGCCAGAGGCGGTTTGCACGATCACCCAAGACAGGCCCGCCGGGTCAATGCCCAGAGCGTCCAGCGCCTTGAAGCCGTCCTTGCCGTCTTTGCGGTCAAGGTCCAGCACGTCAATGCCGGACTCGTCGCCCGTGGCGAAGGCGGGCATGGCGTCCGGCCACTTGCGCCACAAGCGCCGAATTTTCGCCGGGCTGGCGGTCGCTTCCGTCTTCCACTTCACCAGCGGGTGTTTGTCAGGCGTGACCGGGAAGACCTTGATTCCGGCCTTGGCCAGATCAAGCGCGGCTTGCAGATTACCTTGTAATGTTATAACGTTCTCTTGCGACATTGCTTGATCCTTTGTCGTGTGGAAGTTCGCCCCTGGTGCTGGTCACACTGGGGGTTTTCCGTTTCTGGCGGTTGGCATTTCCCGCGTAACCCATTGATACCTATAGGCGTCAAAAGGCCCCGGTTGGGGGAATTACCCAATCATTTCAAAGGAAAAGGGTGGACTCCAAAACCGAGGGTCGTGGGTTCGAGTCCCCCAACTCCTGCCAGGTCTATCCCCAAGAATCG